ATTCAAGCGAAGAAAATGATGACACTTACAAAACTAGCAATTTTCAAGCAGATAAACATTATCAAGAATTGATTGCCAATACTGCTTATCAATTTGCTGACGCAATGATGGAAGCAAGAAAATGACTACTTTTACTACTGATGACAGAATTATTGCCGAAAAGGATGGTTCTTTTACCGCCAATATAGAACCTATTCCTTTTGCTGGCATGGTTACCCTTGAATATCCAGAAAGAATGCTTGAACAAGGTTCTGATGAATGGAAGAAGGCAAAATTAGGCTATGTCTCTGGCAGTTCTGTAGCTGATACTATGGCTAAAGGCAAAGCTGGTGCTGAGTCTTTAACTAGAAAAAAATACAGAACTAGACTTGTAGCTGAAAGGCTTACTGGTGAAATACAAGAAGGATTTTCTAGCCCAGCTATGGAATGGGGTGTTAAAACCGAAGCACAAGCAAGACAAGCATATGAAGTTTTTGCTAATACTTTTGTGGATAAAACAGGCTTTTGGAAGCATCCAGAAATTAATTGGCTTGGTTGTAGCCCAGATGGTCTTGTTGGTGATGATGGATTAGTAGAGATTAAATGCCCTAATACTACAACTCATCTAGACTATATTTGGGCTGATGAAGTTCCAAGTGCTTATTATTGGCAAATGCAATGTCAGATGTGGGTTACTAATCGTGAATGGTGCGATTTTGTTAGTTTTGACCCACGCTTGCCAGAAAAGAATCGTTTGTTTGTAAAACGATGCCATAGGAGTAATGATTCTATTGCCGATATGGAGTTAGCAGTAAAGGTGTTTCTAGCAGAAGTAGAAACAATAATTAAAATCCTCTCAGGAGAAAAATGATGGCGGTTGTTAGATACGAAGTAAAAGCAAAGAATGGCACTTATAAAGATCGTAATGGCGAAGAAAAGGCTAGATGGCATAACATGGGAGTTTGCTTCCAAAGCGATCAAGGGCATTTATCTTTAAAAATTGATTCAATTCCTGTAAACTGGGATGGTTGGATTTCATTATTTGAGCCAAAGCCTAAAGAAGCTGGTAGTAAACCTACTGCTCATGGTGCTGGAGCTACAATAATAGATGATGATATTCCGTTTTAAGTAATAAGAGGGGATAAAACCCCTCCCATCTATGGGGGGTAGTAAGAGTGGCATCTCTATAATCTGCTTCGGCATAAAGAACCGACCTTTTCGTGGCTACCCCCCACCCCCATCTAAAATTTAGTTTACAACAAACTAGAAGTATGATATAATACTCATATGAAAGGCAAATGTCATTCATGTAATTGTTCTTTAAACCTACGAAAAGGAAATCAAAATGAAATATATCTTAGATATTAAAAGAGATGTTGATCCAGATGGGGAAGCATTTTTTTTATGGTTGCCACATGGTTATAGATTTGCGGATGACTTAGTACATGTAAGAGGATTTGATACTATTTCAGAAATAAGAAAAGCCGCTAAAACTGATGTAATACCGTGTGATTGCGAAGATTGTAAAAAAGGAATTGAAATACTAAAGAATAGGTAGTTACAACCCCCTTAAATGGGGGTTTTTTTTGATCTTTTCATGTAGTGAAATAGTATTATTTATTTTTAGTTTGTTATGAACTACTGATAGAAGTGTATATAATACTACTTATGGACACATTGTTCATACCATTGAAAAGGAAATAAAATGAATACAACAATGCAAATTGCTTACGCTTTAAAAATCGTTGAAGATTTAGCAGAAAAACGCAATATTTTATTTGTAGAGCAAATTAAATCAATCGAAACTTATCCGCAGTATTACTCACCAAAAGCTAGAGTTGCTGTTAAAACTATTTGGGCTTATAAAAACGGGAAAATTATTACAGGCTAACTGAAGAGGCTTTAATAGCCGAAACCGCCAAGGCGGTCTTAGTCAAATCCATGAAAAGGAAATCAAAATGAATCAATTACAAATCCAAAAAATCAAATCCACTATCTTTCGTGTTGTATGCGATACAACTGAAAGCGGTGTTTATTATGTAGTAAAAGGCAAATCTGGCTCTTGGTCGGTTCGCAAAAATGGTGAAATTTTGGACTTTGCTCCAAATAAACCAATGGCTATAGCCCTTGCAATTAATTTATGGGAGCCAAAATAATGAAAGACTTTATCTTGGCTTGTTTGTTTGGTGCAGTATTAGGCATCATGTTTGCAGTAGGTATTATGGGTATTACATTAGGTCAATTTTTGACTTTATTTATTTAATCACGAAAAGGAAATAAAAATGGCACATGAAATCACAATCCGTCAAGATGGCTTTGCTGAAATGGCTTTTGTAGGTGAAACCCCTTGGCATGAACTTGGTCAGCAACTTGATCAAAATGCAGATATGGCAACTTGGCGAAAAGCGGCTGGCATGGACTGGACTTTAGAATCAACACCAGTTGAGTTTGTTGCTAATGGCAATAATCAAACTTTTGGCGGTCAAAATGTTTTATATCGTAGCGATACAAATGCACCAATGTCCGTAGTATCAGATCGTTATAAACCAGTACAACCAGCCGAAGTGCTTGATTTCTTTAAAGATTTAGTAGAAGAATCAGGATTTAAACTTCATACTGCTGGAACATTATTCGGTGGCAAACGCTTATGGGCTTTGGCTGAAACTGGCAAATTTGGTGAAATTTGCAAAGATGATGGAATTGGCGGCTTTTTGCTATTGTCCACTTCATGCGATAGGTCTTTATCGACTACAGCACGATTCACCAGCGTTAGAGTTGTTTGCAATAATACTTTGTCAATGGCAACCAAAGACGGCATAGACTGTGTTTCATTTACTCATGCTAGAGAATTTGACCATGCGTTAATGAAAGCTAAATTAGGTTTAGCAGTTGAATCATTTTCAGCTTTTATGGAAATGGGTAAATATTTGCAAAAACAAAATATGACTGCTTATGCCGCTAGTGAATTTGTAACAAATTTGTTAACTAATCCAGCTAAATTACTTGATCCTGAATACAACATCAATGATTCCAAAGGCTTTACAAAGATTTTGGATTTATTTGAAGGTCAAGCTAAAGGTTCAGAATTGGTAGGTCAAACCAAATGGGGAATGCTAAATGCTGTAACGGAATATTTTGATCATCATCATCCAGCAAGAACGGCTGATGCTAGATTAAATAATACTTGGTTTGGAACTGGTAATAGCGTAAAAGCTAAAGCAATCCAATTACTTGTAGCTTAATAATACTGTGTGGTATGATCCCCTAAGTAATACTACTTGGGGGATTATTATGGCTAATGCGGCAAATAAAGTAAGGGCTGAGTTCGTGAAACATAGCACTTTAACGCTAACTCAAATCAAGGCTTATGTACCTGATTTGGAAAAAAATGAGATTTCAATGGCATTGTGTTATTTAATGAGGCAGAAGTATTTAAGCAGAAAGCCCATAAACAATACGCTAGAGAAGCAAAGAAAAGAAGTGTGGGAATATACCTACCATGCTAATAAAATCGCATGAAGCGTATCTTAGTTACTGGTGGGGCTGGTTTCTTAGGTTCACACCTTATTGATTTATTACTTAAAGACGGAAATGAGGTGATATGTGCCGACAATTTCTATACTGGGTCTAAATCCAATATTGCTCACAATTTTAACAATCCTAATTTTGAGCTTATTCGTCACGATGTATCTTTTCCGCTTTATGTGGAAGTGGATGAAATCTACAATTTAGCTTGTCCAGCAAGCCCAGTTCATTATCAACATGATCCAGTTCAAACTACAAAGACTAGCGTATTAGGTGCAATCAATCTTTTAGGTCTTGCAAAACGCACAGGAGCCAAGATACTACAAGCCAGCACTAGCGAAGTCTATGGTGATCCAAAAATGCACCCACAAAGAGAAGATTACTGGGGGCATGTAAATCCAATTGGATTAAGAGCTTGTTATGACGAAGGTAAACGCTGTTCGGAAACTCTCTTTTTTGACTATCACAGACAGTATGATGTAGATATATCTGTAGCAAGAATCTTTAATACTTATGGTCCACGCATGAGTATTAATGATGGTCGTGTTGTGAGTAACTTTATTGTGCAAGCGTTGACTGGACAACCAATCACAATTTATGGGTTAGGTGAGCAAACTAGGTCTTTTTGTTATGTAGATGATTTGGTTCGTGGCTTAAAGTCTTTAATGGAAAGCCCAGTTAAAGGTCCTGTGAATTTAGGAAATCCAGTTGAGTTTACAATTTCAGAATTAGCTGAATTAATATTAGAATTAACTGGTATAAATCCACGAATTGACTATCGTCCTATGCCTTCAGATGATCCAGCACAAAGAAAACCAGATATTTCTTATGCAAAAAGAGCTTTAGATTTTAAGCCTAAGATACAACTTCGTGAAGGCTTAAAACAAACCATTGAATACTTTGAAAGGGTGTTAAATGAAAAATAAGAAACCATACGAAGCGATAGAAATGAAAATTGATGATTTAACCCCACATCCAAAAAACTATCGTGAACATCCAGAAGATCAATTAGTGCATATAGTAAAGTCCATTGAAGAACATGGTTTTTATCGGAATATTGTTATTGCTAAAGATAATGTGATTTTGGCTGGACATGGTGTAGTTAAAGCAAGCAAACGCATGGGATTAACTACAGTACCAGTTATAAAATTGGATATTGATTCGAATGGTCCAAAAGCTCTTAAAGTATTGGCTGGAGATAACGAACTTGGAAGGCTGGCTGAAGTAAACGATAGGGCATTATCGGAAATTCTTAAAGAAATCATGGAAGTCGATGTAGTGGGGCTATTAGGTACTGGGTATGATGAGATGATGTTAGCAAACTTGGCAATGGTTACAAGACCAGCTAAAGAGATTAAAAACATCAATGAAGCGGCTGAATGGCTAGGTATGCCAGACTATGAGCCTACTGAAGTGCCTTATAAGATTTCTATTAACTTTAGAAATATAGAAGATAGAACGCAATTTTTAGCTTTAAGCGGCTTGGAAATGACTGATAGCGAAAGCAAGACTTTAATTGGCTGGTTTCCTCCAAAAGAAAGAGAAGATAAGGCATCTGTAAAGTATGACTAAACCACGCTACCCTGTTTATGTAATATCTAAAGGTAGATATGAGAATTGCTTAACTGCTAAATTCTTAATAGAAGATGGTGTAGATTTCTTTTTGGTCGTGGAACCACAAGAAAAGAATGAGTATGCTTCCAGATATGGTGCTGAAAGAGTATTAGTTCTTCCATTTGCTAATCTTGGGCTTGGATCAATACCAGCAAGGAACTTTTGTTGGGAGCATTCAAAGAAAAATGGTCATTTCCGTCATTGGATACTAGATGACAATATTGCTAAAATGCGTAGGCTTACTAGGGGTAAACGATTAGCTTGTAATAGTAAATATGCTTTTGTAGCTACGGAAGATTTTACAGATCGTTACGAAAATATAGCTATTGCAGGTCTTAACTATACTTTCTTTGCAATAGCCAAAATGCCACCTTTTTATCTAAATTGTCATGTGTATAGCACTTTATTAATTCGTAATGACTTAAATTACAGATGGCGTGGAAGATATAACGAAGATACAGATTTATGCTTACAAGTATTATCTGGCGGTTGGTGTACTGTGCTTATGAATGCTTTTTTAATTGATAAAATGGCTACTATGCAAATGAAAGGCGGTAATACTGATGTTCTTTATAAAGGTGATGGTCGATTAGTCATGGCTAAGTCTTTGGAAAGAATGTGGCCGGGAGTGGTAAAGACAGAAAGAAGATTTAATCGCCCACAGCATGTCATTAAAAATGCTTGGAAAGGCTTTGATACTGAATTAATTAGGCGAAAAGACATAGACTGGGATAATTTAAAGACCAATAACTATGGAATGAAGTTAAAGCAAGTTACCGAAACAGTTAAAAGTGAAGAACTGCAAAAATGGCTAAAAAACCAATAAGCGTGGAAAAACACAGATATCAATGTTGTATCCGACAATTATTGTATTGGCGAAAAGAATGGGGATTAGAAGCATTTAGAGAATACTGTCATAGCTATACTTTTTATCCAAAATGGGTAGCTTTATACCAAGACGACTTCGTTATACAATGGAGATCAGGTAATCGTGGCAATAAAGATCATTGGGTGGGATAAATATGCCAATAGCTAAGAAACAAGACGGCTGGTATTGGGGATCAAAAGGTCCATTCAATACAAAAGCAAAAGCACTGCAAGTAGCCCAAGCGGCTCACGCAAGCGGATTTAAAGAAGAAAAAAGGGAAAAAGATTTATGCGTTGCCCTTGATTATCATAATACTTATTCTGCTGACCCTAAGTTTTGGGATACTTTTATCTATATGGCATGGATGAGAAAGTGGGAAGTTTATTGCGTTACTCATCATGTGGGTGAAAAGCAAAACGAAAAACTAATGGATAGTATTGGTAAAGTATTAGATAAAGACCATATTATCTTCACAATGGGTAAAGCTAAGATGGATTACTGTAAGTCTATAGGTTTGAATATAGATATATGGATCGATAACAATCCAATACATATAGTAGAAGATCCTACCTCGTAATGCCTTCAGTACCAATCTATACTAAGTGTGCTCAATTAGGCTGTAAGGAAGTAAGAGAAGGTAAAGGATCGTTCTGTCTATTACATAGGGGTAAACCCAAAGAGATTAGCCAAAATAGATATGAAGCGATGAAGGAATACCAATCGCCCTTTTGGAAGATAACTAAACGAATCCAATTAAGCCGATCTCCTCTATGCGGATCATGCCTTATTAGAGGGGTAGTAACACAGGCAACAGTTGTCGATCACCTATTTCCGTGGACTAAGATAGGTAAGGAAGCCTTTAAAAGAAACATCTGGCAGAGCCTATGCCCTGAGTGCCATAGTCATAAGACGGCATTAGAACAGAGGGACATAGTAGAGCACTACGATAAGGAATTAAAGGTCTATCGAGTCGCTGACTATGCCCTAGCTATGTCGCAAAGTAATCTTTAGAGTTGAAACTTAAAAATTCCGAAAGAGCTAATTAAGCAACGCGAGATATAATTACTCGCAAAGTAATTTGACGAAGGGGGGGTCATAGATGTAATATTCCTTCCATGAACAAAAAACCGCCAGAACTCCACTTAATCGATGGAACTAAAAGCAGAAGCCGAGATATGGCAAGCCTGCCTGAATCCATTAAAAAAAGAATTCCTACCGCAGAATGGTTAGATAATCCTGAAGGCTGGAACAAACAAAAGTTTATTGAAGAAACTGCCGACTTTCTTTATTCGGTATACGGCATCGGTAACGACCAAGATAAACACGCTTTATCTATTCTTGCAGATCATGTAGAAACCTATGTTGACTGCTCGTTAATGCTTAAAGTAACCGATAAAGATGGCAAACGGAAAAGCCGTCTAGTAATTCCTCAAAATAACAATGCGACTCTCGCACCTAGTCCGTGGCTGAGTATTCGAAATAAAACAACAACTCTTATTATTCAATTAATGAATGAATTAGGGCTTACCCCTAGAAGTCGGCTATCTTCAGGAAAGATGGAAGATAACTCTCCTGTCGCTAAATTCCTTAAAGGACCATTTGCTTCATGAGATGGGAATCTGGGCTGGAATATGCTCACGATGTAATTAAAGGCGAAATTAATGTTTGTCGAGATATTCGTTTAGCTTGTCAACGCTTTATTAATCAATACGAAAATAAAGAATGGGAATGGGTATTCGATGAGAGAGTTCCTCAGCACTTTCTTTCATTTGCTTCTAATCTAAGACATACAAAGGGTCCACAAGCTGGCGAACCTATTGATCTTGATCCTTTTCAAATTCTTCTTATTTGTGCTGTTTATGGCTTCAGAGGAAAAAAAGATCAGAATAAAAGAATGGTAACGGATGTAATACTATTCATTCCTCGTAAGGCTGGTAAATCAACTTTAACTGCGGCAATCGCACTCTACGAACTTTTATGCGGTGAAGCTGGAGCAGAAGTCTTTACATTAGCTACTAATAGAGAACAGGCAACTATTGTATTTGATGCGGCAAAAGGATTTGTAGAATCTATGCCTTCCGATCTATCAACTCTATTTAATGTCAGTCGTTACGAAGTAAAAAAAACAGGCGATTCTCAGTCAATGTTTAAAGCTCTATCTAGAGATACGAAAAAAACAGGTGACGGCAAAAACGCTTCTTGTGTCATAGTCGATGAGGCGGCACAAATCGTGGATAGAAACTCAATAGAAGTATTACACTCAGGGATGGTAGCAAGACAAAATCCATTACGGATATATATTACAACTGCCAGCTTTACAAAGGATACAAAATTCTATGAAGATATGTCTATGTATCAATCAATGCTTTATGGAGATGCTACAGATAATCCTAGATGGTTTGGACTTTTATACGGCTTAGACCCACAAGACGATTGGAGAGATCCAAAAATATGGGCTAAAGCTAATCCTATGCACGGAATTTCAGTCTTTGAAGATGCTATTGCACAAAGAGCAGAAGAAGCTAAATACAAACCAGCAGTATTAAATGAGTTCCTATGTAAAACACTTAATATATATGTTAGTGCTAATACTGCTTGGCTTGATAGATCAATGTGGGATAAAGCAACTGAAGAAGATGATGGAAGAACTCCTGAAGCAGTCTTTATTGGATTTGACTTAGCGGCAACAAGGGATTTAAACGCAGTATGTACTTTAAAGCGTTACGGAGAATTAGACTATAGAGCTGAGTTTCAATTCTTTTTGCCTGAAGTTGGTTATGAAATTATCCCAAAACATTATCAAGATATATTTAGAGTTGCGGTGGACTCAGGTATTCTCAGATTAACAGAAGGTAATGTAATGGATGATAGGGAGATTTCTGCCTATATTATGCAACAATCGGAGAAGTATGATATTAAAGAAGTAGGCTACGATGCTTATAATGCGGCATCTTTAGTGGCAAGGCTACATGACAATGGAGTTCCAGTAAAAAAAGTGGGACAAGGTATGGCTGTATTATCAAATCCATCAAAATATGTAGAGAAACTGATATTAAATCAACAGATAAAACATAATGGCAATCCGTTTTTAGGATGGCAATTAGGTAACTGCGAAGTATATGAAGATGTGAATGGTAATATAAAAATAAGAAAAAACGAAGCTGACAAATCTGCTAAAGTTGATGGCATAATTGCTATGATTATTGCGGCACATTGTTCATTAGATAATCCGTTTACATCGAATAGCTTTGGATTTCGCAGTTTTTAAGGTAATATCGTAAAAA